TCAGTCCTGGTCCTTGGCTTTCAATCTCGCCAGCGCCTGCTTGATGTGCCCGGCATTCTCGCCGATGGTTTCCAAGGCGCCGCGGACATTTTCGTCAGCCTGGGTGCCGCCTTGGGCGGCGGTCCATAGCGAAAGCTCCATGACGGCTGCCTCAAGGGCGAGCTGGTTCTCATAGATGCGTTCGAGCATATCGGGGAGGGAGTAGGGCGTGAGCATTGATCGGCTCCAGTAGTGGGAATGTAAAGCATAGCTGGAGGCAAAAAAATGACCCGCTTATGCGCGGGCCTAATAGGAATTCTTCAAAGGAGTAGGGTCACCTTACTCACTATCGTGTAAGTGCCAGGTGAAAAGGATGTCGCTAAAGCAGAAAGCCATCTCAATGGATACGCTACGGCAAACACAGCCCATGACAACGGCTTATGTCAGACCTTGAATCGCGCTACTAGACGATTCAGTTCAATCGCCAGGTTGGCCATCTCACCGCAGGCGCTGGCGGTCTGACTTGCGCCCGCCGAGCTCTGGACCGACAGTTCGCGGATGCTGGTCAGGTTCTGGTCAGCCTCGCGGGCCACCTGTGCCTGCTCTTCGGATGCGGTGGCGATCAGCAGGTTGCGTTCGTTGATCTGAGTGATGGCCTCGGCGATCTGCTTGAGCGAAAGGTCGGCGTTCTGCGCCACCGAGATTGAGCTGTTGGCCATCTGGGCGCTGACGTTCATGGCGCTCACCGCCTGGGTCGAGTCGGCCTGAATCGCGGCGATCATCTGTTCGATTTCCTGGGTCGACTGCTGGGTGCGGTGGGCTAGGGCCCGCACTTCATCGGCCACCACGGCAAAGCCACGGCCTTGCTCGCCGGCGCGGGCGGCTTCAATGGCCGCGTTCAGCGCCAGCAGGTTAGTCTGCTCGGCAATCGCGCGAATCACCTCGACCACTTTGCTGATGTCCTGCGCCCTGCCGGACAAGGCCTTGACCTGCTCACCAGTACTGGCCACGTTGCTGGCCAGGTTCTCGATAGCTTTTAGGGTCTGTGCCACATTCTCGATACCCGAGTGGGTGAACTCCATAGACTCGCGAGAAGATTGCGCTGCGGCTTCGGCATTGCGTGCCACCTCGTCCACCGCAGCACTCATTTCGGTCACCGCTGTGGCGGCCTGATTGACCTCATCATTCTGCCGCACTAGTCCGCGGCTGGCGTCTTCGGTCACTGCGGTCATTTCTTCCGATGCCGACGCCAGTTGGGTGGAGGAGTCGGCGATGCTGGCGATGGTTTCCCGCAGGTTACTCTGCATCTTCGCCAGTGCGGCCAGCAGGCGGCCGGCTTCATCACGGCCACTGATCCCGATCTCCCGAGACAGGTCGCTGCCGGCGATGCGCTCGGCCACGGCCAGGGCCTCGCTAATGGGCGCCGTAATGCTGCGGGTCAGCACGGCAGCCAGCACCACAGTGAGTATGATGGTTACCACCAGTAGGCCGATCACCAGCGTCACACCATTGCTGTATGTCGCGGCAGCATCCAGACCCGAACGCTTGGCGCCCTCATCGTTAAAGTCCGCGAGCTTTGTAAGCTTGTCCTGCATAGTATTGGTCATCGGGCTGATGCGGGTATTGATCAGGGTAATGGCTGCGGCGTTGTCACCACTTCGCAGCAACGGCTCCAGTTCATCCAATAGCTTGAAATACTGCTGCACATCGTTGGCCACTGGCTGGTAAAGCTCACGCTCTGCCGGCCCGGTAACCAAGGGCTCGTAATTGGTGATGGTGTTCTGCACCGTGCTGCGGTAGCCGCTCAACGAGGCGATGCGGGTTTGGCGCTGCTGTTCGTCGGTGGTCACGGTGATGCGGATACTTTCAAGACGCAGGCGCAAGATGCCTGCCTGCATCTTGCCGATCTCACCGATGCTCGCCATCCAGTTAGTTTCGACATCTTGCTCCGATTCTCGAAGCTTGCCCATTTGCATCACGGCGACAATGCCCAAGGCAAAAACCACCAGGACAATGAGCGAGAAGAAGATGGCAGACCTTGGAGCAAGGTTCATAGTCCTGACGTTCATTTTTTATCTCTCTTAGACAGGTAGGCACCGCTGTTATTCCAGGCTATCGACCAAGAAGCCTAGAGCTTAAATCGCCAGAAAGTTGGGTTAACACGGCCTTCGGCGAGACATCAAACCAGAGCAAGTGATCTCATTTAGACATCACTCTAGTTCAGGCTTTGTCGTAAAACCGTTGAGATGGCGTGTTTTTTTGTGCATGCCTAAGAGCATGGATTTCCGATAGAGAAGGGTCTCAGAATTGGAAAACGCAGAAACAGGAAGCTCGGGCTCGAAGCCAGCTTGAAGGTCGGTATCAAAATGAAGATGCTATCGACTGGGCCAGTTGCATGTCTGACATGAGCGGAGAAGGATAGGTCGACTGGTAGTATCTGGACGCCTGCTCAAACTCCGCGCCGCGAATCTCGCCATCCGAACCTATGTAGGCAAGGGCGTCGTTCTTCGCCGATTTGAAAACCTTTGGCGGCTCGGTCGTGAGGGATGTGGTCGCCCCAATTAAAATGGTTGGTGCGGAGATCGTGAGAAATATCGCCGCGGCGATAGGGTTAGCGCCATCACCTGATACGGCGTGCGTGCTTACCGAGGCGAGCAGTGCGATCACCATAGTCTTCCATGAGTCCATTCTTCGAAGCTTCCATTGCGGTCAGAGGACTTCACCATAGCAGAGCAGGGCGCTTGCCAGAAACAAGAAGCCCGGCGCTGGGCCGGGCTTAACTCAAATAATTACAGTTCCAGGTGGCGCCAAGGCCATCTCTAGTCCACCGCATTCAAGCTCTTCACCATCAGCAACGACTTTAATCACCAGTTTTCCTGTGCGCTCAAGCTGAAACGGCGTGAGAATTGCATTCAGCTGAAGAGTGAAAAATTTTGCTGGAAATTCAGGATCAGGGGCTTGATCAATGATGCTCTGTATCTTTTCTTTATGAAGCTCCATTTTGAAGACTTCGTCCGGACCGAACGTGCCCGTTACGCAAACCTCTTCGAACATGTTTGTTTTATCGGTGGCCATCGCTAGTGCAAGACACAGCTTTGGCAACACCGTAGGAACGGAGGCAACGAACAGCCGATCGGTGTATATGCCTACCATGGTTATCTTTCCGTTGATTTCCTGACGAATATCATCACAGAAAACTGCATAGGCATAACGATTCATTGGGCCTCCTTTGATGCATTCAGCGAAGCTTGACGCTCCATTGCGTCACAGATGACATCAAGAGAAACGCCGAGCGCAACACTCAAACGCTTACAGGTCGACATTACTGGGTCATGTCTTCCGCTTTCGATCTTCGCAATTTGCGGTTGGCTGGTGCCGATGGCGACTGCCAGCTGCTTTTGCGTGAGCCCAGCCTTTAGCCGGATGGTGCGGATCGTAGTACCATCTTCAGCATAAAAGCTGTCAGCTACCCAAGACCGCGCTTCTGCGAAGCCAGCAGCATGGACGGGATCTTTCTCGAGTTCTGCCATGAACGAATCGAAATCGGTATGCAAATCGGCAGCCACCGATTTATGCACGGGCAGTTTGAACTGAAGAATTACCGGTGGAGCACCAGAGGCTGATTTGCCAGGCTCACCAGTAAAATTCTTCAAGCGATCGGTAGGTGGCGAAAACACGCCTAGAGACTGGATGATCTGTGTCATAGTCAAAATCTTTCTCAACAATTGCAAGCACGAAATATTGCTTCTTCTGCGGAAGGAACGCGTAAACCAGTCGATACTCAAGGCCCTTTTCAACCAAGGAGAGATCCCTGAGCCGCCATAGGTTTAACCCATTTTTCTGAGCCTCTGCCCACATCTTCACGTTGAAGAAAGCATCCCTTTTTGGCTTATTCGGCCATACCCCATAATTTTGCTGGGAAAGCCTGTCCAACAAATCCTGGTTGGACCTGAGCTCCTCAATTAGCTCTCGAGTTCGGTAAACAACCTGTGGATCTGTCGCAAGTATCCTTTTGAGGTCGATTAGCAAATCATTGTGAGGGATCAGTTCGTACACTATATCGACCTAGGTATATTTCTTCAAGATCATTCCATTGCCTTGATCAATCAAGACCCCTGTCTAGCATTTTCCGTATTGCCTACAGCATCCCACCGCGCCAGACCACGCGCCCGATAATGCGAACTTCGTTTATCTCCCCATCACGCAGCGTCTCGTCGCCATAGCGCGCTTTGTCCGGGTTATCGCTGCGGATGATCCAGCCGTCGAAGTCGGACTTCACCAGGCGCTTCACGATCGTACCTTTCGATTCGCTCTGCAGCGCAAAGATCTGGCCGTCTTTCGGTTCGATTTTCGACTCATCGATCAGCAGCACGTCACCGTCATTGATCGTCGGTTCCATGCTTTGGCCGTTGGCGTATATGACATCCAGGTGGCGCTGGTTGAGATTGTTTGCGCGCAACCACTCCGACTTAAATGCCATTACGCCACGGATCTCGACGTGCGAATTGTCTTCGCCATCACCCGTTGATCCACGCGCAGTCAGCTGCAGGACGCCGGTGTAGTTCTTGTCGCCGGCGAGATCGAAGCTGCGCGGAGGAGTTCGCTCATCCACATGCGATCCAGCACTTGCCGAGTTAAGGCCGGCCACTGAAGCCATGCGTCCGATGTCAGCCTCAAACCGCTTACTGAAAGTCCCAATTGGAATGCCGAGCATTTCCGCCATAGAAACGGCGAGCTTCTGGGTTAGAGGCCGGTGTCCGTTGAGATGGCTTCCAAGCGTCCCCTGGCTCATCCCTACCGCATGGGCAATCTCGTCCTGGGTAAGGCGCTTTTCCTTTGGGCGAGCAGAATTGTAGTCCGCAAGGGCCTTTTTCAAGGCTGCGCACTCATCCCGCTCCCAATCCAGCAATTCGCGTCTTTCTTTCTTCATTTAGCAAGAATATTCCCAATGGAAATAGTTAACCATCTCCATTGGAGTTGCAAAATATCTCCATGGGAGATAATCTCGCTGTATTGATACCAATGGAGATATGGCGATGTGCCGCATCACTCTTAAACAGTTCGCAATGGAAAAAGGGCAAGCCCGCGCCGCAGCGTTGCTTCGGATGAGCCAGGGCGCCTTGAACAAGGCTTTACGAGTCGGCCGGGACATTTTCGTAACCGAACTTGAAGACGGCTCCTTCGTTGCGGAAGAGGTCAGGCCTTTCCCGTCTCAGAGATCAGTTGCCTGAGCTGATGTCGCCATTTTCCGCCTTAGCTGGAAGCGCAGATAGAGATTCTGGATCAGCTGTTAATTCATACAGTGCATAGGAAGGGAATAAAGATGAGTGTTGGATTATTGGTTGCTTGCGCAGTCCTTGGTAGCGGTGTCTTCGGCTTCGTCGCGGGACTTGCTACAGCGCGCCCAAGCAAGCATGGCCACAACACCTTCCCATTCAATCATGTGAGCTTCGATCGCGCGGCGACTGACGGTCAGCGCTTAAGGCTTCTTGATGAGGCTCGTGCAGCAGTCATTGACGGCAGGTTAAGCCAAGCCAATCAACTTCAGGATTATCGCGCCGCCGATAAGGCTAGCAAGCCAGGGGGCAGCTTTGAGAATTAATCCTTTCCGCCGCTCCCAGAAGTCCCGCAAGGGAGGTCGGTCGAATCCCATCATCAGAAACATGGGTTCGTCGTGGATGTATGGCTTCAGGTCCCAGTGCTTTGCCTTCCAGCGCGCAAAGGCTTCCTTCAAACGTTTCATGTCCGGTCTCCGTGACCTTTTCGTGTGGAAGCAAAAAGCTACCACGGATGCGCCGGACACCCATAACGCCTGAATCGCAGGCATAAAAAAACCGCCTGGCAGGGCGGCTTAGTACAGCTGTATCTCGAGGTGAATAGTGATCAAAAACACCCCCACAGTCAACAGTTTCAGCGATGTCGCGACACTTTCAGGTGAGTCCGAAAAAGTGTCCGAAAAAGTGTCGCGACACTTCAAGCATGCGCCTGCGGCCACTCTATTTTTTAAAGGGAGCTCGTAGTGAGCGTTCAAGCAATGTCCTGGGCGCTCTCTCTGCCCACTGAAACCCTGAAAGACTCGAGCGCGCGTCACGTGCTGCTGTGCCTGGCCAACTACGCCGGTTCGAACGGTACGGGTGCCTTTCCGTCCGCCGCTACCCTGGCCCAGGACACCGGGCTGTCTGAGCGCACTGTCCGTTACAAGCTGGACGATCTGGAGAAGTCCGGGCTGATCCAGAAGGGCAATCAGGCTATCGCCGCCGTGCACATCGATCGCCATGACCGCCGCCCAGTCGTTTACGACCTCCAGATATCACGGGGTGCAAATCCTGCACCCCGTACAAAACGGGGTGCAGATGACGCAACGGGGTGCAACTCACAACAGAACGGGGTGCAGCCTGGAACAGAACGGGGTGCAGCAGCTGCACCCAATCCATCACTTAACCATCAAGGAACCGAAGAGCAGCTGCAGCAGCGCGAGATCCTAGCCGCTCTCGACGAACAGAACCGCGCCGCTCTTGAACCGCAGGATGATCGCCAACGCTTCGCCATGTTCGCCAGCTGGGCTCCGAACGAGAAGGCGCTATCGGATCAGATCGCAATCGCCGGACTTCCTGCTGATGCGGTTCCTGACGCGGCGATCCGGGCGTTCATGGGTTTCTTCGTCGCCAAGCCAGCGACCGTTGATACCTCGGCAGGCTGGTGCTACCGACTGGTTCAGTGGGTCAAGCGCGAACGCGTCAAAGCGTTGGGGCAGGGCAAGGCGCCTGACTTCGATGACACCAGCTGGGCAAACGATCTGGGAGACCTGTGATGGAAAACAAGAAGCCACGCAGCACCGAACAACTGCTCAGCACGATGGGCAACATACCACCGGTAGCGCTGGTTCAGCCGAAGCAGTTGCCGCCAGGCACCGCCGACGTCGTGAACGCGCTGTTCAAAGAATTGCAGGCCATTTTCCCGGCTTGGAAACAGGCTTGGCCTGATGCCGATTCGTTGAATGCCGCCAAGCGCAGCTGGATCAAGGCGTTCATCGTTGCGGGGATCACGACCCTTGAGCAGATCCGCTACGGACTGCAGAACTGCCGCCAGATCGGCGGCGATTTCGCGCCAAGCGTCGGCAAGTTCATCAAGTGGTGCCAGCCGACACCCGAGATGTTGGGCATTCCTTCCCACGATAAGGCGTTCCGTGAGGCGCTCGAAAACTCACACCCAAGTCGTTTCGGCGCGCGCACTTGGTCCCACGTTGCAGTGCGACATGCTGCGTTCCAGTGCGAGATGCACAACCTTGGTGACCTGATTCCAGAAAAGGCCAGCAAGGTCTTTGACAGGGCGTATGACATCACCATTCGCCGCCTGGTACAGGGTCTGCCTCTCGAGGAAATCGCCGTCGGCATCGGGTACGACGGCAACAAGTCAGCCGCGGAACGTGCCTCAGAGCTCACTGAGCGGGTCGCCTCTGCTCAGGTAGCCAGAATGGGGATCACAACTGACGGCAAGGCGGCTCGCCAAGAGTTGATGGCCAGATTCGGTATCGGAAGGCGCGATGAGCATGCTCACCAAAGCCGCGCGTGACCGCGATTGCCAGGTGCGCTTCCCTGGCTGTTCTTGCGAGCCGTCCACCACAGTCCTGGCGCACTACCGCTTGGCCGGCACATGCGGCGTTGGCATGAAGCCGAACGACTTCCAAGCGGCTTGGGCTTGCGGCTATTGCCACGACATCGCCGACGGCCGGCTGCGGGCGCCGGTGCAATTGTCCCGCGACCAGGTTCGTTTGTATTTGGCCGAGGGCGTCATGCGGACCCAGGACATCCTTATTCGTGAAGGGAGGGTGAAGCTTTGAAGCCGTTCACCGCTAAGCCATTCAGTCCGAGGCCGGCCCGCGCGAAGTCTGTCGACCGGGAGGGCCTAGAGCAGGCTGCGCTGATCAAGGAAATCAGCCTGCGCTACCCAGTCGCCGCAAAGCTGATCTACCACGTCCCGAATGGTGGGCACCGGCACAAGCTGGTAGCGATCAAGCTGAAAGAGCAGGGCGTGAAGGCCGGTGTTCCCGACCTGGTGCTGCCCATGGCCCGCGGCGGTTACTTCGGCCTGTACATCGAATTCAAGGCCAGGGCGCCGTATGACGCCGCCGTCTCCCCGGCCCAGGACGCATACCTGCAGGCGCTGACCGATCAGGGTTACCTGGCCATCGTTTGCCGTGGGCACGTCGACGCTATTGAGGCGATCAGGGCCTACCTTCTTCAACCTCAAACCAGGGCTGCCGCATGACCCAGACAATGCTCACTTTGCTCACCGATGCGGAGATTCGCCGGCAGGCCGCTAACGCCCAGATCCGCGATCTGCGTGACGCCCGCTACCCGGGCGTCTATTTCCGTTTCCACCAAAACCGTGAACGCGGGACTTGGTATCTGGTGTCTGGTAACAAGTGGGAGAAAATCGCTACGTTTCCTCAGCTGCCAGTGAAGGGCTTGATCGGCGCATTACCGAAGATTCGCGAGCGCCTGGCGGCCGACCCAAAAGCGTCAGCCGCCGCCGGCACGCTGCAGACCGTTGGCGACCTGCTGGACTGGTTCAATGCGCGTCAGGCCATTGATCGCAGCCTGTCCTCCAAGCGCCGCTCTACCAACACCTCGATCATCTCCTGTCATCTGAAGCCGCGGCTTGCTGATGTCGCCGTGGAGGCCGTTGACCGGTCCACCCTCGACAAGCTGGTGATGTGGCCGATGCAGGCTGAAATGTCCCTGTCCTATGTTCGTCTGATGTGGGGTGTGCTTGTGGTCGCGTTCCGCCAGGCCGAGAAGCTGCGCCTGATCACCACCAACCCCATCGCTGGGTTCAAGTTCACCGACTTCACCAAGGCCCGCATTCAGCCGAAGCCGTCTCGTCTGCGCGCCGTACAGCTCGAGGAAGTGATCGGCGAACTGGCTGCCTGCTTCGACCATCACCCGCAGGACTGCATGCTGGCCCTGATGATGCTTTGCCACGGCACCCGCGCTGGCGAGACCAGGCAAGCGCAGTGGTCCCACTTCACCCTGGGCGAGCAGGGCGAGTGGTTTATTCCCACCGAGAACACCAAGACGCGCTGCGAGCATCACTTGCCGCTGACCCACCAGGTGTGCGCCCTGCTGGGGCGGTACCGGGACTGGCAGTCAGCCAAAGGCTACAAGGGAACCTACGTGTTCCCGGCGCGGGGCCGTGGGCCGATCAGTGACAGTCAGGCATGCGCAGTATTCACCAGGCTGGGCAAGGGTGAGTGGACGAGCCACGACCTGCGCAAGGTGGCCCGAACCGGGTGGACAGACCTGGGCGTCGACTTCCTCATCGGCGAGATGCTGGTGAATCACACGCTGACCCGCAACGTGCAGACCTACATTCACACGTCGGCCGAACTGCTCAAGCGCGAGGCGTTGGTGAAGTGGCACGACTGGTTAGACGGGAAGGGTTTCAACCTCATTCACCGCTCGACCATGACTAGAAACGGAAATTCGCACAATGACGCCGTGGCCATGAATGGCGCGGCCTCTAGCCAAATCCAGAAACCATAAAAGGCGAGGTTTAAAAATGATGAAAAAGCAGCATGGACCCGCCTTTCGCCGGGAGTTGAAGTTCATCGTTGAGTGCAACGTCTGCCGAGGCACCGGAATTTTCACCGGTGTATTCCACCAGATGACCTGCGAAAACTGTCACGCCTCGGGCTGGGTGTGTGGCCATACCCTGAAGACCTTGCCGCTTATCGATGTCGTGCAGGTGCTCAACGCAAGGTTGCGAGATGCGATGGGGGAGATCGCCAGGGCGCGCAAGGTCATCGGTGGTGCCCATGAACAATACGAACAGAACAACCGCCGCGGCGCCGGCGGCACCAACTACACAGGGGATTGAGCCATGGCTATGTATAAGGACGTGATGGGCACCCTGGTGCGGGTTCTGGCAGCAGACAACATCGACAACAGCACCAAGCAGTCATGGCAGAAGTTAATCGACGCCGATCTGCGCAAAGGCGGCACGGGCAGCACGCTGTCGGTCCGGGACAAGTTCGATTACGACTGCTGCCTCTATGCGTTGCTGCACCGTCAGCTCGACCCGGCCCAGTGGGATGTGCTGGTGGCCAAGTACTCCACGCACAAGGCAAACAAGGTCGGTGCTATCGGCAGGCTGGTCGCTCGCATGGTTTCACCGGCGCCGCAGCTGTTCATCTATAAGGCACTGACGGCCTGGGCCATACCCAAGTTGAAGGGTGTTCAGGTCGGCAAGCGCTCCACCGACATGATCGTGCTGCCTGCTGAGTTCTACGACATGAACACATGGGATCTGGCTGGTTCCCCGGAGCGGACGCGCCGCAACTGGCGCGGCGGAATCCACAAGCGGTTGGAGAAGCTCGAAGAGCAGGCTGTCATCCACGCGACTGAAATATTCGACAGTGAGCAAATCTTTGTAGATGCGGCTTGACCCATTGGCCGACTGGCCGTAAATTAACCCCATCATGTCTCTCTTGCGCATTATGAGCAGGGGGCTACGAAAGCCCGACCTTTGTGTCGGGCTTTTTGCGATCGGCAGATGGCGAAATGATATTGCGGCGCCTGTAGATTGACCTTAGAATCGCTCGCCGATTTATGTTTTAGGGAAAAAAATCTATATGGATGGTGGAGCGATCGCGGCGGTTTCGGCTGCAAATGACGAGCCGGAGCGAAACGTCGTAGAACTTACGAATATTGTGAGTGTCGATACCGTAATACCGCTGATTGATCAGCTTAACCGTGCTGTAGATGGCGATCTGATAGAGATTCACATCCGCCATAACGCTGGTGGTGAAGTCGATGCTTTGTTTGCGCTGATTAGTGCTATCGTCCATACGAAAGCTCAAGTTGAGATCACAATCGGTCGATATCTGATGAGCGCTGCAGCAATGTTGTGGTTGTGGTTCTGGCTATGGCGAGCTCCACATGTTAAATCGCTGATGCCATTGAAGCCTGCGGTGCTGATGTATCACAGGCCTCGGCAGCAGTGCGGCGAGAACAGCGATTACTATTGTTTCGCCGAGAGTATGAAGGACAACGATCCCGTCAAGGTCTCCCTGATGGCCAAGATCAAGGTGTTCGATGATCTCTTCGACTCTCTTTTGCACCGATTGGGATGGTCTAGTCTCAGCGATGCAAGCCTTGTTTTTGAAGATGTAGCCTTCAGGCATCACCTGCAACACATGAAAGAGGCGTACTACGGGAACAAAGACGTTGTCTTTCCCGTTTTCCCCGACCAAGGAGCAACACATGAAGACGTTCGCGCTGAGCAATAAGGCTTTCAATAGCGATAGCGATATCAAGCCAAACCTTGATATTTCGCTGGAGCAACTGCGTCGTTTTAAGGAAGCGGATGCCAATCTGCAGCAGGTCTGCGTACAACGGGGTATTGAAACTCCCAAGCTGGTCGCTCGAGGCCGGTAAGCTTTTTTGCGATAATAAAACCCGGCCCTTTAGCCGGGTTTTTTGTTTCCGAGATGTTATTTAACCCAGCCATCGCGCTGGGTTTTTGTTTTTTGGGAGAAACAAATGGATCCTACTGACCTCGGCCCGGGCACGGCTACCTGGCTGGGCGGTAGTGCCACTGTCGTACTTGGCGGCCTTCTCTGGCTTCGCAAGTTTCTCTCGAAGGACGCAACAGACCGAGCTATGGATAGTGCCGACATCGGCACACTGCGCCGGCTCAACGAGCTACTTAATCAAGAACGCGCCGCACGTAAAGAGGCAGAGGCCCGCGCTGATCAATTCGCGAAAGAGCGTAACGATCTCGCTGCCGCAGTGGGTCGCATGGAAGGGAAGATCGAAGCACTCACCAGTCAGGTAGGGCAGCTCACTGAGCGCGTAACGCTGCAGAGCGAAGAGATCACCCGTCTGCGCACCAAGCTTGGAGGTATCGCCTAATGGATAGATGCGCACTGGAATTCATTGCCCGCCGGTGGTGGAGGCGGGCTGAGGTCTGGGCCATTGCCGTGTTGTTGGTTGGTGGTGGTGCTGTGCTTGGCTACCAGGTCAGCTACTGGTCGCTCGCGGATAAGCAGGGCAAGCAGGTCGAAGACATTCGCAAGGCCTATGACACAGCCATGGAGGAGCGGGACAAGCGTCTTGGAGAGCTGACCCGCAAGACCGGCACCGCTGCCGACAAGGCATCGAAGGCCGCAACAACTGCGGCTCATGCCGCAGACAAGGCAGACGAAGCGCTCAGTCGAGCGGCTCAATGATTCGGAGTAGATGCGGTTATGCCTTTGAGGCCAAAGAAGCCATGCAACGCACAGGGCTGCAATGTCCTTACTCGCAACCCTCGCTACTGTGATGACCATGCGGATATCGGTAAGAGCGCCGAAGCAAAGCGCAAGGAGCGGCAACGCGACACCAGCGCCCAGCGCGGCTACAGCTATAAGTGGCAGCAAGCGCGCAAGGCGTACCTGACCAAGCATCCGCTCTGTGTCGAGTGCGAGCGCCAAGGTCTCGTGGTTGCTGCCACTGACCTCGATCACGTCGTCCCCCACAAAGGCGACATGGGCGTGTTCTGGGATAGCTCGAACTGGCAATCCCTTTGCCACCCTTGCCACAGCAGGAAGACAGCGTCTGAGGACGGCGGCTGGGGAAACCCATCGAGAAACCGTGCAAATTGAACGGAAATCTCGCTCAAATGATCGCGATTCTCATATGGGTAGGGGGAGGGTCAAAAGTCTGGGGTTTTCGGTAGCTAGACCGTCCCCTTGGCCTTTTTCTTACACCCGCGAAATTAAAAATTCAGGAGTTGCGCGATGGGAGGCACCGCCACGGTCGCCGGCCGTGGTCGCAAACCCAAGCCAACGGCCAAAAAAGCACTCGCCGGAAACCCTGGCAAGCGTGCGCTGAATACAGCCGAGCCACAGTTTTCCAAGATCACCCAGATCGACCCACCCGAGTGGTTCAGCCCGCGCGCTGCCACCATGTGGAACATGATTGTCCCTGAGCTGCTGCGTGAAAACGTGGTGGCGATCACTGACCTGCACAATGTCGAGGCTTTCTGTAGCGCCTACGACAACTGGCGGCTCGCGCAGGAATCGATCCAGCAGCATGGCATCGTCGTTACCGGCGCTACCGGCGGCCCCATGAAGAATCCTGCACTTACCGCCGCAAACGAAACGATGCGCCAAATGGTGACGTTCGGCTCGATGCTGGGCCTGGATCCGGCCAGCCGCACACGCCTGATCGGCGGCAACAAGGAGAAAGAAACCAACGAATTTGCCAACCTGCTGAGAACCTGATGACCAAATCTGCCCACCCCAATGTCGACAAGGCAATGGCGTGGGGCCGTTCATTGCTCCGCGGTAAGGTGCCGGCGTGCCGTTATATCCATCAGGCAGTGCAGCGGCACTTCGACGACCTGGCGGCCAGCCGCAAGCGCGGGTTCCGTTTCAAGTTCGACCCAGCGAAGGCAGAGAAAAAGCTCAAGCTGATGCAACTGCTCCCGCATACCAAGGGCGAGTGGGCATTCAAGCGTCAGCTGATCACGCTGGAGCCTTGGCAGCTTTTCGGCCTGGCCGTGACATTCGGCTGGGTGAAGAAGAAGGGCGGGCATCGTCGGTTCCGTGAAAGCTACTGGGAAGTGCCCAGGAAGAACGGCAAATCGGTTGTTGCCGGTGGCGTGGGCATCAGCATGTTCGTCGCCGATGGCGAATTCGGTGCCGAAGTTTACGCCGGCGCGACCACTGAGAAGCAAGCCTGGGAGGTTTTCAGACCTGCCAAGCTCATGGTCAGCAAATCGCCAATGCTGATTCAGGCCGCCGGCATCGAGGTAAACGCCTCGAACATGAACATCCCTTTCGACTTCAGCCGCTTCGAACCCCTGATCGGAAACCCCGGCGACGGCGCGTCACCCAGTTGCGCCATTGTCGACGAATACCATGAGCATCCATCGTCGGCGCAGTACGACACCATGCTCACCGGTATGGGCGCGCGGCGTCAGCCATTGATGTTCATCATCACAACCGCCGGCGCCGATATTGAAGGCCCATGCTACGACAAGCGCCGCCAGGTCGTAGAGATGCTGGCGGGTACTGTGCCGGATGAGGAGTTGTTCGGTTGGATCTGGACACTCGATGAGGGCGACGACTGGACCGATCCGAAGATGCTGGCCAAGGCCAACCCGAACCATGGCGTCTCGGTATTTCAGGAGTACTTGGAGAGTCAGCAGGCCCGAGCCATTCGCTCGGCCCGCTTTGCCAACACCTTCAAAACGAAGCACCTCAACCTCTGGGTAAGCGCCAAGGCCGGCTTCTACAACATGGAAAGCTGGAAGGCATGTGAAGACACGTCGCTGACCCTGGAGCAGTTCGAGGGGCAGGAGTGGATCGCCGGTTTCGACCTGGCGCGCAAGCTCGACATGAACTCAAGGGCCAGGCTGTTCTGGCGCGTTATTGACGGGAAGAACCACTACTACAGCATTGCGCCGAAGTTCTGGGTTCCATATGACACCGCCTTCAACACTGATAACAAGCGAATGGCTGAGCGCTTCCAGGCATGGATTCACTCCAAGCATCTGGATGTGACCGACGGTGCGGAGGTCGACTACCGCGAGATCCTTGAGGACACCAAGGAGGCGAACCACCTAGCCCCGGTACGCGAGTGCCCGATTGACCCTCATGGCGCGACAGGCCTGAGCCATGACCTTGATGACCAAGGTTTCAATCCAGTCACGATCACACAGAACTACACCAACATGTCGGATCCGATGAAAGAGCTGGAGGCCGCGATAGAGGCTGGCCGTTTCCATCACGACGGAAATCCCATCATGACCTGGTGTGTCGGCAACGTGATCGGCAAAAACTTGCCGGGCAACGATGATGTGGTGCGTCCCATCAAGCAGGGCGATGACAACAAGATCGATGGCGCTGTCGCGCTGATCATGACGATAGGCCGCATTCTGGCGAACGCCGAGGTGCAAGGTTCTGTCGACGACTTCCTTTCCAGACCGATGAGCATGTAATGGCAGATACCGACTACAGCATCGACCTGCGCACGCGCAGTCCCTTCTGGGCGCGTATGGCGAGCTTCTTTGTCGGCGGCCGCCTTGTCACACCGGAAAAAGGTTCGCAGACAGGCCCCGTGTCAGCCCAGGGTGTAGTGGGTGATTCGGTAGTCAACGATGAACGTTCGCTCCAAATATCCACTGTGTTCGCATGTGTAAGGCTGATTTCCAGCGTAACCGCGTGCATGCCCTTGGATGTATTTGAAACAACGGGTGATGACCGCAGAAAGGCGGATCTCAATAATCCTCTGGCGCGGTTGCTGCGGTATAGCCCCAACTCTTTCATGACCGCCTTCGACTTCCGCGTTTCGATGACGATGCAGCTCTGCTATTACGGCAACGCTTACGCACTGATCGAGCGGAACAGCACCGGAGATGTGATCAGTCTTGTCCCGCTTCTTTCAGCCAACATGGACGTCAGGCTTGAAGGCCGCAAGGTTGTGTATCGATATCGTCGCGACAATGAGTATGCGGACTTCAAGCAAGCAGAAATCTTTCACCTCAAGGGTTTCGGTTTTAATGGTCTCGTAGGACTTTCGCCGATCGCATTTGCTGCGAAGAGCGCAGGTGTCGCGGTGGCCATGGAGGATCAGCAGCGAGACTTCTATGCGAACGGGGCAAAGTCTCCACAGTTGCTGATGACCGGTGATGGCAAGGTTCTCAATAAAGAACAACGCGCTCAGGTTGAAGAGAACTTCAAGGAGATATCCGGCGGGCCGGTGAAAAAGCGGCTGTGGATCCTCGAGGGCGGTTTTACCACCCAGGCTATTGGTGTGAGCCCGCAGGACGCTGAAACGATGGCAGCGCGGAAATTTCAGGTTAGCGAGCTTGCCAGATTCTTCGGCGTGCCTCCCCACCTTGTGGGTGATGTTGAAAAGTCCACCAGTTGGGGCTCCGGTATCGAGCAACAGAACCTCGGTTTCCTACAGTACGCGCTTGATCCCTACTTGGAGATCTGGGAGTGCAGCATCCTGCGCTGGCTGGTAAAGCGCTCTGACCTTGGCCGCGTTCATGCTGAGCACAACCGCGACGGCCTTCTCAGTGGCGACTCTACCGCCAGGGCGAACTACATGAAAACGCTGGTTGATACCGGCTTGCTGACGATCAACGAAGGTAGGCGAGTCAACAACCGGCCACCCGTTGCTGGTGGCGACGTCGCCACCCGGCAGTCGCAGAACGTACCGCTTACCCAACTTGGCCAAACAAACCCCGCACCCAGCGGGGTTTAGTTTTTCTGGAGCTGCCAAATGTCAAACATTCAAAAGACCCTGGCGTTCGCTGAGGCTGAGATCAAATTCGATTCAGGCGGAAAAGTTGGGGTTTTCGAGGGATATGCCAGCGTTTTCGATGTGATCGATTCGGATGGCGACATCATCCTTCCAGGCGCGTTTAAAAAAGCCTTGAGCACGCAGAGCCGGCAGGTTGGCATGTTCTTCAATCACCAAACCTACGGTTTGCCGGTGGGCAAATGGCAGTCGCTTGAAGAGGACAGTAAGGGCTTGATCGTTCGCGGCGAATTGACGCCAGGTCTTTCCGTTTCTAACGATCTTCGCGCCGCGATGGAGCACAAGACTGTCGAGGGCATGTCTGTCGGTTTCACCGTGATGAAAAACGATTTCGACATGATCGCCACCGGGCGCGCGTTCAAGAGCGTGGCCGCACTGCGAGAGATCAGCATTTGCACGTTTCCAGCCAATGAACTGGCAACTATCGAGTCCATGAAGTCCATGGAGTCGATCACAACTATTCGCGACGTTGAGCACTGGCTGAGGGATTCGGTCGGTCTGTCCAAGTCGCAAGCTCTGGGCCTTGTTGCCCGGATTAAGTCCGCAGTTCGGAGCGATTCCGAAGGTGGCGAAATCACCGCGATCCTTGATCGCCTTAAGTCCTTCCCATCTGTAGGAAAATGAACCATGTCCGAATTGGCCCAGATCCAAAAGGCTATTGAAGAATCGCAAAAGAACATGACTGAATTGTTCGATGCGCAGAAAAAAGAAATCACAGAGACCGGCGCGGTCAGTAAAAAGCTGCAGGCCGATCTCCAAACTGTCCAGGAGGAGCTGACCAAATCCGGCACCCGACTCTTCGATCTGGAGCAAAAACTGGCCGCCGGCAACTTGGATAACCCCGAAACGAAGAAGTCTTTCGCTGAACAAACTGCGATCGACCTTCAAAAGTCCTGGGACGGTAAGTCCTCGGGCAAGGTCGACGTCAAGAGCTTCAACAAGCAATTGGGCAGTACGGCAGGCTCTGCCGGCGCTTTGATTGAGCCGCAGCGCAATGCCGGTATTTTGATGCCAGGCCTTCGCCGCTTCACCATCCGTGACCTGCTGGCGCAGGGCCGCATCAGTTCCAACTCGCTGGAATATGTTCGCGAGAACATCTTCACCAACAGCGCTGCGCCGGTCGCCGAGTTCAACCTCAAGCCTGAGTCCAACCTGACCTTCACCAAGGAAACGGCGAACGTCAAAACCATCGCTCACTGGATCCAGGCTTCGCGCCAAGTCATGGACGATGCGCCGATGCTCGAGTCTTACGTGAACAACCGTCTGCTTTTCGGGCTCGCGTTGGTGGAAGAAGGCCAGTTGCTGAACGGTGATGGCACCGGTGACAATCTGACCGGCCTGAACAAGGTAGCCACCGCATACGACGCAACGTTGAACGTGACCGGTGATACCCGCGCCGACAAGATTGCTCACGCGATCTTCCAGACAAGCGAGTCCGAGTTTGAAGCCTCCGGCATCATCCTCAACCCGCGTGACTGGCACGCGATCGCGTTGCTGAAAGATGCGGATGGTCGCTACATCTTCGGCGGCCCGGCTGCGTTCGCCGCCAAGGTCATGTGGGGCCTGCCGGTAGTAGCTACCAAGGCCCAGGCGCTGGGCACGTTCACCGTCGGCGGCTTTGACTTGGCATCTCAGGTCTGGGATCGCATGGACGCAACCGTCGAAGTCAGTCGTGAAGATCGCGACAACTTCGTCAAGAACATGTTGACCATCCTCTGTGAAGAGCGCCTGGCCCTGGCTCACTACCGGCCAACCGCGATCATCACCGGTCCTTTCGCAACCGCAGCATAAACGAGGCCGGGGCAGGCAACTGCCCCGATTGCGTCATGATCAAGATTCGAGCGTTGCGCCAGTTTTCGCACTATCACGCCGGCAGCTTCGATCAGTTCGAGGAACGTTCGGTAGCCGATGAGATTGCCGAAGCCTTGGTCGGTATGGACCTGGCAGAAGTAGTTGAGCCCTCCGAAAAGCCGGAAGGTGGCCCGGCAAAAAAAGCAGGTGGTAAAAAATGAGCATCCCCATCACCGATCTGCTGTCGATCGCCTTGATGCGAAAGCATTTGCGCGTCGACCATGAAGACGATGACGACTTGATCGAGCTCTACGCTGAATCGGCTCTGGCGTGGGCGCTGTGGTATTGCGACAACCCGGCACTCAAGTTGATGGCGGATTTCCCAGCGTCATTCAAGAGCGCGCTGCTCCTTTTGTTGGGGCACTCGTACTCAACTCGCGAGGCGGTCGTGATCGGCACCATAACTTCGGAATTGCCGATGGGGGTTGAGTCATTACTGTGGGCTTCCAGGAACTGGCGCGGCTTGGTTGATCCCGATTCTGAGGAGGCGCCATGAGAGCCGGACAGTTACGGCACCGTTGCATGCTTCAAAGACCGAGTCGCGTGAAAAACGCAACTGGCGGCTTTGACGTCGCCTGGATTGACCTCGGCAAGATCTATTCGGAGATCACCCTGCCTACAGGTAGGACCGCGCCAGTGGCTGAGCAGGTGAAAGCCATAGTCACCGCCGAGATCATTATCCGGCCCCGGGCTGATGCTGTAGCGGGTAACCGCCTTGTGCACACGGCAAACTGTATCGCCACCACCTACCTGATCGAGGCCGCGCTCCCTAACAACGAGCGCGACATGCTTCGATTGCTCTGTTCAAACGTACCCAATCCATAGAGGTGAATTATGAAAGTTGTTGCCATGGGAACCCTGTCTGGCGCCACTGGTGACCGAGAGAGGGGTGATGAGTTTGTGGTCGATGCCAAACTCGGTGCCGACCTGGTCGCGCGCGGACTGGTAGAGCCGGCACCCGAAGCAGCGCCCCCCGCTGAGAAGCTGGCCAAGACCAAGGAGTAGGCCATGGCTGCCCGCCGATCGCGCATGTCCGGTGATTTCAAGTTGCGCCGCACGCTGCGCAACATTCACGCGACCATGGATAACGAGCTGGCGCCGGTGATGCGCGACAGTGCCGAGCGGATTCTCTCCACGATGAAAAGCCTTATCCCGAAAGACACGGGCGCCGCTGCCGCCGCTCTGACGGTTTTTGTTTCGAAAAGCGGCCTTGACGCCCAGATCGGTATCAGGGGCAAGAAGAACAAACAACGGTTCTTCTACATGCGGTTTGTTGAGTATGGGACCAAGGGCTACTCCGGCAAAAAGCGGTCCGGCGGGAGGAACCGCAGGCCTACAAACAAGGCTGATGGAGCTAACTTCTTCGGTAAGTATCCGGATATTCCGGCGAGGCCTGCGCATCCATGGCTTCGTCCAGCCAAGGATGTTAACCGGGAATATGTGATTGCCAATATCCAGGCGGCAATAGGCCGGACACTCAGCAAGGCAAGCAAGGGGTTATCCGATGTCTGATCCGTCTGTTTCCCTGCAGGAGGCAATCTTTGCCAGGCTGACAGCGGAAGTTTCTTGCCCTGTCCACGACGGCGCGCCCATGGATTCTCCCATGCCGTACGTCTCAATTGACCGAGAGATTTCCAGGAACACCTCACCCATTGCCGGCAGGAAGCGCGAGCAGCGGTTGGTTTACCTGTCGGTCTGGTCGGACGCACACGGCCAGGCCGAGGTGAAGCGCATCCTCGGTGAGGTTGTAGCTGCATTGGACGAGCGCCGCCTGCCGTTGACCGTTGGGCGCGCTGTATCGGTCCGTGTCGAGCAGGCCAACGCCCAGCGCGATGCTGACGGCGTCACGTATCAAGGGTCGGTCACGGTCCGCGTCATCACCACCCACTAAACCCAACACCCGGCCGCCCTGCGGCTTTATCCAATGTGCCTTTGGAGGAACCCCCATGGCCGAAGACAACCTCAATACAGCCGCCGGCTGCCGGATCGGTATCGGTAGCAAGAGCGGCGCGGACACTGAAGCGCTCTACAAGGCTGACACCTATGTCGATATCGGCGAGGTGGAAGACTTGGGTGAGTTCGGTGATACGTTCAGCTCCGTGACTTTCACCTCGCTGCGCGATGGCCGCGTGCGCAAGTACAAGGGCACGGCGGACGCCGGAGACCTCACCCTGGCCGTAGGCTTGGACAACGGCGACCTGGGCCAGGCAAAGCTGAAGATCGCTCACCGCGACCGCAGCAAGGGCGATTACAACATCAAGATCACCCTGAACGACGGCGATCCTGATGCCACCCCGGCAATCCTGCCTACCACGTTCTACCTGCGGGGCAAGGTGATGAACAACACAGTCGCCGCCGGCGCTGCTGACAACGTGGTTCGCCGCAACGTCACCATCGGCATCAACTCCGACATCCTGGAAATCCTCCCGGCTGCCGCCGCCTAACCTGCGGGGCTCCGGCCCCGAACCCCAAGGATTCGACAAATGAGCAAGACCCTTTACGGAACGGTCGGCATCAAGCTTGGCGACGAGACTTACACCTTGACCCCGACGCTTGGCGCTGTCCGCGCGATCGAGGCGCACTTCGGAGGGCTGCGCGGGGCGTCTCAGGCTATCAATGCGCTGAGCATCGAAGGTTGTGCGGTTATCATCGCCGGCGGTGCTGGCTTGACAGGCAAGGCGGCCGGGGCTGTCGCTGAGCAGGTCTGGCTGGCGGGCGTGGTGGACGTTTCCGTGCAGCTGAACGCTTACCTGGTGGCGCTGTACAACCCGAAAGGCCCTGACGCGGGAAAGGAAAAGCCGGCGGCGGCGTAAGTGCTGTCGAGAACGGCAGCTACGTCGACCGGCTCTATGCGGTAGCCACCGGCTGGCTGGGTTGGACGCCGGAGCTGGCCTGGTCCACTCCCATACCCGAACTGTTCCTGGCCATGGATGCCAAGATCGAGTGGGCGCAGATGACCAACCCCTTCGGCACTGGCAAGACAAAGGCCAAGACCGAGAAGCCTACGGCGTCTACCGTGGCGGATAAGCTGCGCCACGCTCTGACCGGTAGGCAGACAGCTTGATCCATATTGTTTCTGGTAGATTGCGCTCTCAAATGGAGAGGTAGCAACGTAATGAAAAAGGTACTCACTTTAATAGCGGTATGCCTGCTGGTAGCCTGCAGTACATACGGCAAGCCTGTTACTCAAGCCCAACTTGACCAAATCAAACAGGGCGTAACAACCAAACAGGACTTGCTTAGCAGTTTTGGCAAGCCTTTGGTTACCGCGCGGAACTCTGATGGAACGCAAGTTATGTCTTGGGGTTATGCAAATGTCGGTTTCGCTGGCTCCAGTTACACCAACCAAGCATTGAGTGTTGTGTTGGACTCCAACGGCAAGGTGGCGAGCTTCACCACTACAGATACCGCGAACCCGTAACCCGCTTTAAAAATAGAACAAGAAGAGCCCAGCCACATGCTGGGTTTTTTTATTGCCTGGAGAAAAGTATGGCCGACACTGACGTACACGGGATGCTGGTGCGCATTGAAGCGACGACGCAACAGCTGCGCAGTGAGCTGAACCGTGCTGATAACGCTGTCGGCAACGCAAGTAAGAAAATCGACGGTAACCTGGGCGTAGTGGACCGTGCCTTTAATCGCATGGGGTTATCCGCAGAACAAGCTGGAAAGCTCGCCGGCACTGCGGTCGCCAGCCTGGTCACTGGCGCCGCCGCTGCCGGCGCCGCCTCCCTGGCAATGCTCAAGCAGACGGCAGAGGCGACAGCCGAGACGCAGCGCTGGGCCAAGTCCCTTGGGATGAACACTCGGTCACTCCAGGAGTGGCAGTACGCGGCCGAGCGCGCCGGACTATCCGGCGACAACATGGCCGATATCTTCAAGGACATTGGAGACAAGATCGGTGACGTGCTGATCACCAACGGCGGTGAGGCGGTAGACGCGCTGAACAAGCTAGGGCTTTCGGCCAAGGCGCTTGCCACGCTCACACCCGACCAGCAACTGCTGGCGATCGCTAAAGGCTTAGAGAGCGTCGGCACTCAGGCTGAGAAGATCAATATCCTTGAAAGCCTTGGCAACGACCTGTCGCGGATGCTGCCCTTGCTGGACAACAACGCCGAGGGCTTCCGCAAGCTGGCGAAGCAGGCCGGCGACTACGGCATTGCGATGGACCAGAAGCAGATCGACGCTCTTGTAAAGACCTACGATCTGCTGAAGGATATGGAAGACCAAGCCAAGGGTCTCAAAAACGAGTTCGCTGCCGGTCTGGCCAGCGTTGATATCAGCCCCTTGCAAGACTCGATGGATTCACTGCACGCCATTGTCACTGACCCCGAGTTTCAGCAGGGCATGACCGACCTGGCGGCGATGGTGCTCAAAATAACGGGTGCTGCCGCTCAGGGCATAGCCCGCCTCCCGGCGGACGTGCAAAGCCTGATCAACCAGTACCAGGTGCTCAAAGCATCGGCGTTCGGCTCCGACAAGGACCGTCACCTGGCTGGCGTCGCAAAGCAGCAGGAACTGGTCGACAACCTGGCTGCTTACAACAACGCATCCGGGCCACTGGGAAAGATTGCCACTGACCCGTCGCTTTACGTTGGTGACGCTCTGCTGAACAAGGACTGGAAGGCCGCCCAGCGCGAGGCCGAGGCCAAGCTGGACCAGTACAAGCGCTACACCAAGCAAATGGGGTGGGATGACGGCAAGTCGGAAACACCAGAGACGCCAGCGACCGTACTGCCAGCCACCAGCATCACCGGCTTGCTGGGCAAAAACGGTCCGGATAAAGCCGCCGAGGCCGCGCAGAAGGCACTGGACAACGCCTTCAAGACGACGGAGGAAGGCTACAAGCGGCAGATTGCGCTGATCAACACCACGGGCGACAAGCAGAAAGACGCCACCGAGGTAATGAAGCTTTCGTTCGAGCTGCAGGAGGGCAAGCTCGGCAACCTGAGCGAAGCACGCAAGAAGGAACTCAAGGGGTTGGCCGCCGAGCTCGATAAGCTCAAAGAGATCCAGAAAGCTAATGAGGACGCCCTCAAGCTGACGGCGTTCAAGAACGCCCAAGCACTGAATACCCAAACCACGAAGGATGGCTTCGACCAAGAGCTGGCCGGCGTAGGCATGGGTGACAAGGCGCGCGACAGGATGCGCGCAGACCTGGCCATGCGACAAAAGTACGTGGCTGATGTGGCGACGCTCAATGAGCAGCGCAACACCGGGCAGATCACACCAGAGCTCTACGCCAATGAAACCCAAGTTCTACAGGATGAACTGAACAAGCGCCTGCTGGCGCAGGAAAATTTCTACGCAGCAACGGACGAGCAGCAAGCCAACTGGATGAATGGAGTCAACGAGGCGTGGGCCAACTACGCCGACGCCGCTCGGGATTATTCGGCTCAGGCCATGGATATCACCAACACCGCGCTGAGTGAAGCCACTGGCGGGCTGGGCACGTTCTTCTCGGACGTGGCCAGCGGCGCCGAGGATGCCGGTGACGCCCTGGGCGATATGGTTGGCAACTTCGCCAAGTCGATGCTGAAAGCGCTGGGCGACATGGCGGCTCAGTGGCTGATCTATCAGGGTGTTCAGTTGCTGGTCGGAAAGGCTACTCAATCTGGCGCCGCTACTGCCCTCGGCGCGAACGCGCAAGCCATGTCGTTGCAGGCAGGGCTCAACGCCTACGCGTCGACTGCTGCTATTCCGATCATCGGCCCTGCGGCCGCTCCGGCGGCTATGGCGGCGGCGCTCACCGTAACTGGTCCTCTGGCTTCGGCTGTTGGTATGACGGCGCTTGCGGGTATGGCGCACGACGGTATCGACTCGGTGCCCGAGGATGGGAGCTGGTTCCTGCAAAAGGGCGAGCGGGTTACCACGGCTCAGACCAGCGCAAAACTGGATGCGATGCTGTCCAGGATTGATAACGGCCTGAGCGGCTCCCAGCCCCGCGCACAGATCGGGGTTGGCAGCCTGGAGTCGGACGGTAACGGTCGCGCCGCGCTGGTTGGGTCTTCTCCGGTTGCGCCGAGCGGGCCCACACAGATTGTGTTCAACGCGCCAATCAGCGTGCAGGCCCAGCCGGGCATGTCCGATCAGGAAGCAGCGCGCCAGGGACAGGCGATGTCGTCAGGTCTGGAGGCGCAGTTCGGAAAATTCCTTGATCGTGAAATGGGCCAAGGTGGCCGGCTGTGGAGGCGTTGATGGCTGAGACATTTACGTTTGATGTTGAGGTCGGCCTTGAAGGCGATATCAGCCAGCGAACCTGGGAAAACGAATTCGGTGATGGAATGGTGCAGGCCGGCGGCATTGGTATCAACACAAAGAGCCAAGTGTGGAATCTAGTGCACACCGGCGAGAATCTCCCGGGCGAGGAATTGCCTAAGCTTCTAGCTTTTCTCGATCGTCACGAAGGATACAAGGCATTCCGATACGCGCCGCCAGGGGAGCCGGAAGGTTGGTACCGGGCAAATGGCTATAAGAAAAAGGCACTCGGCGAGGAAGTTTACACCGTCACGTTCTCTGTTAAGCAGGTATTTAACCCCCGACCTTAACCCTCACCAAGCCCCGCCAAGTGCGGGGTTTCTTGTTTCTGGGGCCCTATGAATTACAACACCGATATCCAAAAGCTCGAGCCGGGTAACCAGATCCGGCTGTATGAGCTGGACGCCACGCGCCTGGGTGGGTTGCTTTGGCGTTTCCACGGACACGCCCATGAGCGAGACATTATTTGGCAGGGGCAGTTGTACTCGCCGCTCCAGATCGAGGCCAAGGGCTTCGACATCCGCGGCGATGGACGACCTGCTTCGCCAACGCTGAAGGTAGACGATGAGCTAGGTGGCGTTCGCGGGGCGATCACTGCCCTGTGCTTTCAGTTCCGCGATCTGGCCGGGGCGCGGGTCAAGGTGATCGAGACGTTCCGCCACTTCCTGGATGCCGCGAACTTCCCTGACGGCAACCCGGAAGCAAGTGACCAGGCCAAGACGAACCTCTGGTTTATCGAGCAGAAGACCGAGGCGCTACCGAGCATCTCGGTGACTTTCTCGCTTTCGAGCCCCACGGACATGGAAGGCCAGATGCTGCCGGCTCAGCAAATCACCAAGCTTTGCCGGTGGGCCTGCCGTGGCGGGTACCGGCAGGAGGCTTGCGCCTACACCGGCACGGCGATGTTCGACAAGAAGAACCAGCCCACTGACAACCCAGCGCTGGACCGCTGTGGTGGTTGGTGGAGCAGCTGCAAACTTCGGGGCAACACCCGCCGGTTCGGTGGATCCATGGGCGCAAGCCTTCTAGCAAGTTCGAGGTAGCGATGCGCATCAACAAAAAACTGCGGGACGAGATCCGCGCGCATGCTGAGCGCGTCTACCCGGCAGAAGCCTGCGGCGTTCTGATCAAGTCGGCCGCCGGCCGGGAGTACGTGCCCTGCGCCAACCTCGCCACGACGCCGCGCGAACACTTCCAAATCGAGCACAAGGACATGGCTGCCGCCGAGGATCGCGGTGACGTGCTGGCCATCATCCACAGCCACCCCGACAAGGCGCCCACGCCGAGCATGGCGGACCGGGTCAGCTGCGAATTGCACGAATTGCCCTGGGGCATCGTGGGCTGGCCAGGCGGTCACTTCGAGTGGTTCAAGCCTTCGGGCTTCCAGGCGCCGCTGTTGGGGCGCGACTTCTCCCATGGCCTGCTGGACTGCTGGGCAGCCTGCCGTGACTGGTACGCGCGCGAGGCCGGCCTGAATCTTCCTAACTTCGAACGCGCCGACCTGTGGTGGGAGAAGAAAGACGGCCCAAGCCTTTACGAAGACAACTTCGCGGCAACCGGCTTCTACCAGGTCAACGAGGCGAAACGCGGCGATATGCTGGTGCTGCAGATCCCGACGCCTGGCCGGGAGTGCTATTTCCCTAATCACGCCATGATCTACCTGGGCGATGAGCCGTCCCTCATCAGCGAGCCGGCGCCAAAACTTGGCGGGTCTGGCCCGTTCATTTACCACCACATGGCTGGTCGCCTGGCGGCCCGTGAAATCTACGGTTGGTCGATGGCCAACCGGGTGAAGCTGATCCTCCGGCACAAGGACTACCGCCCATGACTATGCGCACCATCAAGCTCGGCGGCGTGCTGGGCAAGAAGTTCGGCAAGCAATACACCCTGGACGTCTACAGCTTCCGCGATGCGATGGCAGCGCTATGCATGATGAAACCAGGTTTCGAGAAGTACTTGCGCACGGCGGAGGAGCGCGGCCTGGTGTTCGCCGTGTTCGTCGATGAGCGCAACCTGGGCGAGCAGGAGCTTGATCTGATGGGCCGCTCTGAGGGCGACATACGCATTCAACCGATCATCCAGGGCAGCAAGCAGGCTGGCATGTTCCAGACGCTTCTCGGTGTGGTGCTGATCGTGGCCGGCCTTTTCACCGGCGGCACTACCTCGACCCTGGGTATGGGCTTGCTCGCCGCCGGCGCCGCTGTGGGCCTGGGCGGCGTTGTGCAAATGCTGTCACCTACAACCAAGGCCGGCGCCGAAGGCAAGAACGACGACGGTAACAACCCGAGCTACGGTTTCGGCAGCGCGGTGACGACAATTGCCCAAGGCAACCCATACCCGCTGCTTTACGGCGAGCGAGAGGTGGGCGGTGCTGTCGAATCTGGCGGGGTGTACACGCAGGACAATATTTAAATATAAAAAATTATCACTTATTACCTTTGGGTAGCATGTTGGATGGCGATTTCTGCGTGGTATTTGTGCTTTCCAATTTATTGGTATCTTTATTTTCGTTAGAAGGTTGGACAAGCGGTTCAGCAGTTTGTGATTCTTCCGGAGCAGCCCTCCAGGCTCCCATATTATCTGCCATATGTTGGGCTAAGTTGCTGTGTGTATGCATAACAAAGTTTCTTAGTTCGTATTTTTTGCTCTTGGCTTCTTTGATTTTAAATTCAAAATTAGAAGATGCTAGTATCAGTCCTGCTATTAAGCTGTTTGCTTCGTCGGGTGAGTTTACGGAGAAGTGAACGAAGTAATCGTCGACAACATCCCAGCTTTTAATTTCAGCATCTCTAGATGCTAGGCCGTCTGAACCAGTTGGAATCACCTTGAATACTTTCAATTATTTACTCCTAGAATTTATACGAAACACCGGTAGATATATACATCGGTTCAACTTTTAAGCCAAGCGTAGAGCTTCCTTTATTCGCTTCGGCAGTTTTTGCATTCTGGAGGGCGCATGAGCGCAGCAGTTAAAAAGACGTCCCGCGCCGCAGCTCGCACCCGTCGAGCCGTGATCGGCAGCAAAGGCGGCCAGGCCAAAGAGAAAAAGCCAAGCATTGCGCAGAATAGCGTTCCTTCGATTTCTACAGCGCGCATCCTCTACATGTGGAGCTGGGGGCCAATCGTTGGGCCGGTTGACGGTTTGCGCTCGATCAAGCTGGATGGCACGCCTATTCAGGGGGCGGACGGCACGTTGAACTACCCTGGTGTCAAATGGCAGTTCCGTAACGGTGAGTTGAATCAGGCTCGTCTGGAGGGCAACACCGAGTCCAGCAACGAGATAGACGTTAAGCAAGAACTGATCTTCGGCACTCCTTGGCTGCACAGTATTACCAACCCGGTTCTGGACGCGGTGCGGCTGCGCCTGAGTTGGCCCACGCTTCGCAGCCAGGATTCCGCCGGCAACATCAACGGCGTGCGCATTGATTACGCTGTGGACATTTCCACCGACAATGGCCCCTACCTGGAAGCGCTGGTTTCGTTTGTCGACCGGAAGAACGTCACCGAGTACGAGCGCGCCCATCGGCTTGAGCTCCCCGCCGGCAACCGGTGGACAATACGTGTGCGCCGCCTGACTCCGAATGCCAACTCCGACCTGGTGGCCGACCAGATGGTGGTTAAGGCCGTCGCAGAGGTTGTCGATAGTGATCAGGAATACCCGCTAACCGCCGTCAGCAGCATCGAGTACGACGCCCAGACCTTCGGCGGTGACATCGCGAAGATTGCTGTGCTGATGCGCGGTCGCATCATCCGTGTGCCGACCAACTACAACCCCGAAACCCGAACCTATGCAACCTCTGGTACCGGGACAAGCAACGGCATCTGGGATGGCACCTTCAAGGAGGCCTATACCAACAACCCGGCCTGGATCTTCTATGACCTGGTTCTGCATCCGTATTACGGCCTCGGCGACCGAATCGACGCGACCATGGTTGATCGCTGGTCGCTGTATCGAATCGCTCAATACTGCGACCAGATGGTTCCGGACGGTAAGGGCGGCCAGGAACCGCGCTTTACGTGCAACCTGTACTTCCAGAAGCAGGCCGAGGCCTATGCCGTTCTTCAAGACCTCGCGTCGATCTTCCACGGCCTGGCGTATTGGGACGGCAGCCAGATCGTGGTCAACGCCGACATGCCCGGAGACCCGGTTTACACCTACAACCAGACGCAGATCCTGAACAACGGAGCCATCAAGTACGAAGGCACCCGCGCGCGTGATCGGCACACGCTCTATATGGTGTCCTGGGACAACCCGGATCAGGGTTTCGAAACCGACAAGGAGCCGGTGTTTGATGACGAGGCTATGGTCGAGCTGGGCGGGATCGTGCGCGAGACCGATGTTGGCGCGATCGGCTGCACATCCCTGGGCCAGGCGCAGCGCGCCGGGCAATGGGCGGCGCTCACCGAGAAGCTGCAAACGCAGGGTGGGGTGTTTCGTGTGGGATTGGATGGCGACATTCCGAAGCCTGGCCAGGTGATCGCTGTCGCCGACCCTATGCTGGTTGGCAGGAACAATGGCGGCCGGATAGCAGCCGCCGCCGGCCGCGTGGTGACACTTGACCGCGATACCGTGGTGCCGGTCGGCGCGCGCCTGATGGTCAACCTACCCACCGGTAGGTCGGAAGGCCGGGTGGTGAAGTCGGTAGCAGGCCGAAATGTGACGGTCATGGCAGATTTCAGCGAACAGCCTCAGGCCGAGTGCGGTTGGATTCTTGACTACGAAGATCTGAAACTGATGCAGTTCTACGTCCGCAACGTCACGCGTCCGGAGTGGCACCAGTTTCAGCTCGAAGTGATTCAGCACGACCCCAGCAAGTTCGACGCGATCGATAACGGCGCCGTGGTGGATACCCGGCCAATCACCGGCATCCCCGTGGTCACGCAGGATGCGCCGGCGCGTGTGATGTTGAGCCAGCACGTCGTGATCGAGCAGGGCATTGCGGTAACTGTCATGTCGATCGCCTGGGATGCCGCCTCAGGGGCGGTTGCTTATGACGTCGAATGGAAGTGGGGAGCCCGCGAATGGATCACCGTACCTCGCACCGGTGAACAGATGGTTGACGTACGCGGTATATATTCCGGGCAGTATATGGCTCGGGTGCGGGCGGTGAGTGCGCTCAACGTTTCCTCTATTCCGACCACGTCGGCTCTAACCAATCTGGAAGGAAAGGTCGGGTTGCCGCCGGCGGTGGCGTTCCTGACCACCACCAGCCTAGTTTATGGCATCGGTATCCAGTGGGGATTCCCACTAGGTGCCGAAGACACCCAGCGGACGGAACTCTGGTACAGCTCGTCGCCGGACCTAACCACTGCGGAGAAGCTGAGCGACTTCAGCTACCCGCAAGCCAAGCACGAAATGCAGAATATCTTGGCGGGGGCGAGCTTCTACTTCTGGGCTCGCCTGGTGGACCGTACCGGCAACGTCGGACCTTTCTGGCCGATCCCGGGCGCCGTGAATGGCCGGGCCAGTTCTGATCAGACCGAGTACGACAAGTACTTCGCCGAGAAGATTGGCAAGGGTGCGCTCTACCAGAGCCTGCGAGAAGAAATCGATCTGATTACTGGTGATGGGCCGGGCTCGGTCAACGACCGTTTAGAGAAAGCCAAGCAGGAGTTGGAGAACCTGATCTCTGAAGTGGTGGATGCACTGGAGTACGTTCCAACAAAGACCTACGCCAAGGGCGATACGGTCCGGGTGGGCCAGCAGCTATTTCAGGCGACCAAGGCGGTACCGGTCGACACCATTCCGCCTAACGCCAACTACTGGTTCAACCTAGGTACCGTCGCCGAAACGAATGCGGCGATGGCGCTGGAGATCAGCCAGAACAAGGCGGCCATCGAAGAGGTGGACGGCAAGGTCACAGCCACCGCCGAGCGCTTAGAAGGCGTCTATGCACTGGTGAAATCTGATTCTGCAGGCTCGGAGCAGGGCAGTGCGGGTGATGACACCGCCTCGGCCGGGGCCTGGTCGCTGATGTCCGCAATTGCTGAGCGGGATTTTGCCCAGTCGCAGCGTACGGATATTGTCGAAGCCAAGGTCCAAGAAAACACAGCCAGCATTCTGGATGTATCCAAAACGGCAGCGAGTGCTACGTCTGCTCTGGCAGAGCGAGTTACCACCATTGGGGCCAAGGTCAGCAGTAACGAGGCAGCCTTCAAGCAGGAAAGCTCCGCGCTAGCAGACGCAGATAAGGCATTGGCTCAGAAGATTGAAACCGTGCAAGCGTCATCCGGCGAGAACGCGGCGGCGATTCAGTTGGTTAGCAAGGCCCAGGCCACCACTGACGGGAAGGTTTCGTCGATGGTTACGTTTAAGGCCCAAACCACTGCTGGAGGAAAGACGGTCGCCTCCGGCTTCGCGTTTGGCTCAGATGGCGAGCAGTCGGAGTTTCTGATTTTTGCGCAGCGTTTTGCAGTAGTCGACGAGGTTAGCGGACAGCTCATTCCAATGTTTGTTGTTCAGGGGAATCAGGTGGTCCTGAATCAGGCTGTAATCAGCGCAGCGTTCATCCAACAAATCATATTGGGGATGACGCTGCGTTCTGAAGCGGTCGACTCTAATGGGAATCCGTTAATCGAGCTGGATATGAAATCGGGGAAATTCTCGCTACGTGGTAGCAAAGATGGCAACTCTTCGCTGCTTGATAATAATGGGTTGAAATTCATTTATTCCAACGGTGTCGTTGGTGTTGACTTGAGTCTTTGAAATGGTCGGATTAATTATCAGAGATCGAGATACCGGTGTGACTAAAGTTGATATGACTATGTTTATCAGTCAGACGGTCGGTAGTGTTGACACCAACGGACAAAACGGAGCAATCCAGATTCCTGCGCCACCAGCTGGTCGAACCTCGTTTTTTACGGTTTCGCCGCTGGTGGATTTACAAGTTGAGAAGGGAAAGAGGCCGGGAGTGATTCTAAATGGAACATCTCTTTCCTGGGCATATTCATACAATACGGCAGGGTGGGGTTTTTTCTCAGCTAATTGTCGAATTTACTACGGGTATTATTAATGTCTGATGGTAGATTAATTGTAAGGCAGTCGGGTGGGGCGCTTCTTTATGAAACCGGAAAAATAAGTTACGGTCTGGTGAAGAGCGGAAATCTTGCATTTAATGGAAACTGGAGGCGGTTGGTTCTCAGAGGCATAAACGTAGACCCAAACGTTGGCAGCAGTTGGAGAGACGCTGGTGTTCCCGGGGATGATCAGTACGGATTTACACTTGATAATCCTCAATCCCCCATCGTTTTCCTTGTTGGTAAGGGGGTTGCTACTGGGGTCGCCGTGTCCGGGAACACAAAAACTTATCTGTATGCCGGGGCTAACGCTGCAACCAAATATTATTGTTTTGATTTAATGCGAAATGATGGTCTGCCTGGACCATGGCTAAAAACGAAAAGCGAAGAGTCAGGCGGTATAACGTTTAACTCAAACCAAAATCCCATGAATGTCGTTGGATCCATACGCGCACCTGGCCCAGGTCCGCTGGATCGTTTTGGAAGGCCGGTGTTCACTTACGTGGGCGGGCGTAATGAACGTATCGCTTTTCAATCGACCGCAGGGTCGGCAATTGTTCATAGCGTGGTAAACGTAGATATAGACGCCGGAGTCGAATACGCCGCGTTTCTTCCATGGAATAGGTCGTGCGGGATAGTTGACCCGAACACTATTTCCTCTGGATATACGACTACCTACGGAATGGCCGAGGGTGCCTTCGGAAGAGTGGGTGGCATTTCTTTCTTTTTCGCGCCCCCGGGAAGGACAACTACACAAGATTGGCCAGCGCAAAGCACAACGGCAACATACTCCTATCACAGCCTTCCTACAGATAGGTTTCCGTCAGCGCTGGTGATAAAGACGGCGGGATTGCCGTTTCCATTTAACTGAAGTTGCGCGAAATACCGAACCTGCTACGAGCAGGTTTTTTTTCGCCTGGAGAAAACCATGGCAAGACAGGAGATTATTCTCGGTACGCCGCCTACAGGTCTCGGAGGCGACACGCCGCGCGTTGCGAACTCAAAGATAAATGCAATGACCGCGGAACTCTACCAGGGCATTGGCACACCTACTGCGCCTCTTCCGGTTTCGAAGGGTGGGACTGGCGGTAACTCGCAATCCACTGCACAAGCAGGTTTAGGTTTGGTGCCAGCAGCCGTAACTGCAACGGCTTCGGATTACCCCAGTGGTATTTTGAAAACCGGTCACGCTGGGTGGAATGGCGGCGCAGCTATCGTAATTGGGAACGGCGCCAACTGCGATACGCTAGTCAACGCATTTTTGTACGCCTTGAACGGTACTTTTACTAATGGGCCTCCATCGTTTGGGTCTGCTGCTTTTTTCTTGCGGGTTTCCGTGCACGGTGTCGGGTACGAATCTCAAGAGGCTTTCGGTATTACCCATGGCGGACGCGCCGAACGTCGTAGGATTAACGGCGTCTGGCAGCCATGGTCGAACATTTACAACGGAGTGAACGCAACACTTGATCCCAGCGGCACTGGCGGCGGATTGATGTCCTCCGCGATATTCGGTAACTACCTAGTAAGCAAATACGCAAACGGTGAAATGAATATCAGAGGGGTCGCGCCGATGACCTCGAACTTTACAGCCGGTGAAATCAGAGTCGTTACTGTCGCCCTTCCGGTGACATTAGTAAATAGCGGCCTTGGATACCTCTATAAGTCAACAACTAATGCTCAGCCACAACAAACTTACGACTTCTACGGGGTTATTGCAGAATATATGTCCGACGCGAATACGGCGGCTTTCGTTATCAGAAACGGAGGGACGGCTCAAGCTTTCGTGCCTACCATTAATGTTTGGGGTCGCTGGAAATGAAAATTACGCTGTTTCCTTTTTTGTCCGATTGGCCGCTTGAAGCTTCTGTATCAGGCGATGTGATCACGATCAACGGCGAAGATATCGATTTGTCTGGTATACCGGACGGTTACCGCTTACCAGCATCCGCAGTTGAGAATAAATTCTTTCTCACTGGCTCAAGCGATTATGTAGAAAGGATCGGTAAGACTCTTCATTTTTCTTTAAAGCTTCCGTTAAGTATGGAGAGCCCCAACGAATATCGTAGTCCACCAGAACCTATCATTATTGATGCGCGCAGTGGTCCGGTGAAGTTTCCCGACACGTCGCCTGTAGTGATCCCTGCAGCTGAACTTCCTGATATCCAAGAAGGAAAAGAAAATGGTGGACTTGAGCAAGCTTGAACCGATTAAAACGGCGCAAGACATAACGGATGAATTGAGCCTGGGCCAGGCTCGGGCGTACCTGAGCCAGACCAACTGGCATGCCTTCGCTCTGCTTGAGGATGGCACACCGATTCCGGACGACATCAAAGAAGCACGCGCAGCAGCTCGCGCAACCATCAATCGGTTGAGCACTTCACCAGCCTCTTGAGCTTTTGCCAAACACCGCCACCCGCCCAGAGCGGGTATTTTTTTGCCTGGAGAAAGTTATGCCGATCACCGAGCAGCAATTGCTGCATATCCTCCCGAACGCCGGCCGCCAAGCCGGCGTTTTTGTTACTGCCTTAAACACGGCCATGAGCCGCTACGGCATCGTGGGCACCGCGCGCGTGGCGGCGTTCATTGCACAGGTTGGTCACGAGTCCGGTCAGTTGCGATGGGTGCGCGAAATCTGGGGCCCCACCCCGCAGCAGGCCGGGTACGAAGGCCGTGCGGACCTGGGCAATGCACAGAAGGGCGACGGCTCCAAGTACCGCGGGCGCGGCCTGATCCAGATCACGGGCCGGGCCAATTACGCAGCATGCGGCGAGGCGCTGGGCCTGGATCTCATCAGCAATCCGGAACTGCTGGAGCTACCGCAGCACGCCGCGATGTCGGCGGCTTGGTTCTGGTCGACTAATGGGCTGAATACACTCGCTGATCAGGGGCAGTTCGCGAAGATCACCAGGCGTATCAATGGCGGGCTCACCGGCCAGGACGACCGCCAGGCGCTATACGACAAGGCGCTGAAGGTGCTGGCATGACGCCGGTGCAGAAGCTGGCGGGCCTATTGGTGCTGATGCTGGTGCTGATGGCCGGTACCGCGGGCGGGACCTGGCAGGTGCAAGACTGGCGGATGGGCAAGAAGCTGTCCGAGCAGGCCGGCCTGCATCAAGAAGATCTGACCAGGATCAGCATGGTCGCTGCCGCCCAGGCCCGCGCCGATCAGAGCAAGCGCCTGGCCACTGAGCAACAGCTGGCCATCCAGGACCAACAACACACCAAGGAATTGACCGATGCCCAACGTACCCAAGCTGCTCTGCGCGATCGCCTTGCCACTGCTGATGTGCGGCTGTCAGTCCTTATCGACGCAGCGGATACAGCCAGTGGCTGCGACGTGCCTACCGCCGCCGGCGCCGCAAGCGTGGTTCATGCAGGCCGTCGAGCCCAACTTGACCCAACGCATGCTCAAAGAATTCTCGCCATCACCGGTGCCGGGGATAACGCCATAATTGCGTTGCGAGCTTGCCAGGCTTACGTCAGGACAATATCCCGATAGGCAGGCCAAGCCGCTTTCTGAATTCGACCAATTCGCGCTGATTCACGTTTTTTGCAATGGTGAGTTGGGCGATCTCTTTACGCATGGCTGCCGCCTCGGCGCCGCGCTGGCGCAGATACCCGGCGAACTCGGCGTTTTTTGCCTGCACCTCCAGTAGCGTCTGGCTGATGCAGAACACATCCGCCCGGGCTTTACGGAGCTGAAGGTTCAGCTCCTGAATCTCGTTCTCCAGGATGCGGCAGTGCTGCTTGTACATTTCTAGGGGCGTGGGCAGGCCTAGCCAGTCGCAGGTGTCTTCGTCGATTTCCAT